GATCTTGTTCTTGACCTTGTTCTTGACCTTGATCCAGGTGTCGGCGTTTGCTCTCCTCCATGTTTTCTATGTTTTGTTTTATTTTTTTGTTTTGGCATATGTATATTATATTATAACAATAAATTATTTCACGTTAAATATACTTAAAGAACATACACATAATATTATGGACCGGCTTTAGCTCAGATGGAAGAGCGTTGGACTGTAAAGGTTATTTTTGTGGTCATCCACAGGTCGTCGGTTCGATTCCGACAAGCCGGAGGTTTTTGCTAAATTTACTGTTAGCAAAAATGTATTAAATGTCTATTCAATATCCAATAAATTCATAATGAATTATTTATATTCTTTATGAATCTACTTTCTTCGTGTTGTATTCCCTCCTCGTGTGGTTCGAGCCCGTCTTGTGCATACATTATTAACACAGTTATCATTTATACAATCCAAATCTCTTTCACATACACCTCCGATTCCTACACTTCGATTTCTAATTGTATTCATTCTTGGACGCCCTCTTCTTGGAGCGTCTTGTTGTTGCAGAGGAGATGGTGTTCTAGACTGATCTCCCACAATACCACGGATAAATTCTTGAGCATCTTCATTTGTTTCTGCTTGTTGCATGATTTCATCCATAAAATCATTTTCTGATTCTTCGGATGGTATTCTACGTGGTCTTCCTGGTCCACGTCTCGCGGCGACCGAACGATTTATTGGAGGTCTTCCACGTCTCCTTGTTCCAGTTTGAGGATTTCTAGGAGGTCTTCCACGTGGTCTTCCGGGTCCACGTTGTATAAGCTCTATACCACTATCATTATCGCTATCACTTGCTCTAGGTATTTCTCGTCTATTTGGATTTCTTCTTCTACGCACTGGCGGAGATAGAGATGAATTAGACGCAGATGAATCAGATAATGGGCTTACGCTAAGACTTTGAGCTAAAGGAGATGGAGATGACGGGCGTTCATTCGAATCCGCCACGCCCAATAATAATTTGGCTGTTCCTTTCGGTGCATCAATTTGACAATGCCACCCACTTACAACACTAGATTCTCCTACATTTTTAGCCAAATGTACACTCGCATATGATGCGAACCCCTGATCCAGATTTTGCAATACAAAAATCTGATGGTTAGGAAACTCATTAATAATTGAAATATCCCAAAATTTGTTACCAAACCCAATAAGGACATCCTTGTTATCAATAAATTTTATCTTTTTATCCACATTTTCTTTACGCGGAATAAGTGCTTCTTCACGTTCTTTACAACCATAATACGTTCTTTTGTCGCTTCTCAACACTGCTTTCAAAGTTGAACGTTTTGTAAAAGCATATTGCGGCTTTTTCACATTGTTACCATTTGCATCCTTTTCTATTTTATATTGTCCGCGTATTTGTATGATAATATTATCCGGTTTCTTCAAATAGTTTTGTAATGACGTAGACTTTTCAACAAAGTTGATTTCATCCCACATAGTTTCTATATCCGTTGTATTCACGGCATAACGATTCATAGATAAAAGCAATTTATAAAATTTAAAATCTTCATTATCATCAGAAAGCAATTTCACTTTATATTTTTCCTTGACATGCAATAAACTTTCATGAAAATTGCTCAATATTTCGTCTTCATTGTCTTCATCCTCTTCTTCTGGTGTAAAAAACTTTTCGAATGACTTGAAAAAATCAGACTCTGCTTTTTTACCATTTGGATTCTTCCATAAAGCCGATGAACTACCGCTGTTTGACATGTATAAAACATAGTTAATGGTAATCAAAACAATCCTAATATCGTATTCCTTTTTCAGCTTATCTCCAAAATATAGTTTATCCATCACTTTTTTCATAACGTCTTTGTTTTGTTGGTTTTTCATTTTGGTTTCTAAATTTTGTTGTATGATAGATTTAATTTCCCCCTTTTTTTGTTGCAATTCACTTGTTTTCTCTTTTCTCTTCTGTATTTTTGGTCCTTTTAATCTATCTCTTTCATCATTAAATTGTTGTAAGTCGGCTGGATTCAATGTATACATAGGCCCATCTTCCATGATATTTTCGATGTCATTATCTAACCTATCTATTTGTCGCTTTAATGTAATTAAAGTTTTCGAAAGAGCGATTAAAGATTTATATACATCTCTAGACATTATTCCTGATTTTTTACCAATGAAAGTGTCTAAAATTTGTATATATTCCTTCTTTCTATTGGAAAAAAAATTACTTCCTCTATAATCAGTATCATCTGAATTTAACGAAGTAATTGATATCGGTGATGACATATAATATATTATGATATATTATTTGACTGATTCCTCTAAAAATCAGTATTCAATTCAAAAATAGTGTTGTCTTTTTTGCAATTCGATAACGCGTATTCCGAATTAGTACGTTCGAAGAAATTGGTCTTCGTTTCCACACTAATCAACTCCATAAAATCAAACGGATTATGTGAATTGTATATTTTTTCATAACCCAATTGAACCGACAAACGATCAGCAACAAACTCAATGTACTGTGTCATCAGCTTTGCGTTCATTCCAATCAAACGGCAAGGCAAAGCCTCGGTTATGAATTCTTTTTCGATTTCCGTTGCTTCAGTGATAATCTCAGCAACGCGCTTTTTATTTACTTTCTTATTTAATTTACTATACAACAATATTGCAAACTCTGTATGCAATGCTTCGTCACGCGAAATAAATTCGTTTGATAAAGTCAATCCAGGCATCAAGCCACGTTTTTTAATCCAATAAATAGATGCAAATGAAGAACTGAAAAAAATCCCTTCGACACATGCAAACGCAATCAATCGCGATGCAAATGAAGAACGCTTATCACCCATCCACTTTTGAGCCCATGAGGCTTTTTTACTAATACATGGAAAATTTTCCATCGATTTAAATAACTTCAGCTTTTGTTCACTGTCTTTGATATACGTATCTATCAATATAGAATACATTTCTGAATGTATCGATTCCATTGCTGCTTGAAAACTGTAAAATGCGCGTGCCTCGGCGACTTGCACTTCGTTTCCAAAGTTCACATTTAAATTTTCCATGACAATACCGTCGGATGAGGCGAAAAATGCCAACACCATACTAATAAAATGTTTTTCGTCACTGTTTAAACTGTCCCAATCCGTCAAATCCTTCGATAAATCGACTTCTTCGGGTCGCCAAAAGGAATCAACCTGGCGTTTGTAAATTTGATAAATATCGTCGTATTTGATAGGAAACATGGTGTAGCGATCGTTGGATTCTTGTAAAATCGGTTCTTCTGTAGTGTGGGACATTTTCTTCTTAAAGTAAAATAAAAGGATATATTTTATATTACTTAATTTATTAATGAAACATCTAAGTCCTTTATATAATATATTTAGCACTTAAACGCAGTTTGTATTTATTCATTTGAGAAATATTCTTCCAAATCTTCGTAAAATCCAGTTTGTTCACCATTTGCATCATATAACATACCTTCATCATTAAAAATACCTCTTTCGTCTAGATAAAAAGGATTACCTTCAAAATCCAAAATTCTTCTTAATCGTCTCAACTGTTGTTGGTTTAATACACTGTCATCAATTTGACCCAAATCTTCAAGGCGCAATGCGGGTCCTCTCGGTGGAGTTTGGGATCTTGTAGGACTATCCACTGGTGCGCGACAAATAGGACATTGTTTATTTGATCTAGCTTTGGTTACATCTTTCAAAATGCACCGAAAATGGAATTTATGACCGCAATTTAATATCGCCAAATTGTTTGGAGTCAATGGGTCTAAACAAATCGGACATTCATTGGGTGAAGGACTTTTACTTTTTGATTTATTTTTACCCGTTTTACGACGAAATGCTTTTGGAAATCTGTAAAATTTTGCAGTGATTCTCTTGTTTGGTCCCTTTTTAGCTCCTTTTTTACCAGGCATATATATTAAGAATATAAAAGAAAAAATATTTTGATAATATATATATGACATTGGCAAAATCAAAAATGGGAAACGCTATTAAAAAATTCCAAGCATCTATGAAAAATACTGATTTGTTAAAAAACAAATATGTTCTCTATTTCATTTTACTTTTAGCGCTTGCTGATTTGTTTTTATTCGCTCGCGCCGGAGAAATATTCTTTATTATTGTTTTCATTGTATTTGGATTACTCGTATCGAGATTTTCGCAAAATATGATTATCATTTTATCTTTATCTATGATATTAACCAATTTGGTTAAATATGGTATCAAGATGAGACACGGAAACAAAGAAGGTATGGAGAACCCCACTATTGATATTGGTGAATTATATGAGAACTTTACTGATGAAGAAAAAAAATATTTGAAAGGTGTGGCTGAAGGAAATGAAGCTGGACTTGAGGGATTGACCGGTAATGATGAGGCCATATATGATTCTATTCTTGAATATGTTAAAGACAAGCCAAATGATGATACTGAAGAAGAGAACGAAGATGAGGACGACACTGAAGAAGCAGAGGGAATGAGAAATAAAGGAAAATCTAGGAAAAAAGGGAAAAAAGGAAAAAAGGAGAAAACAATAGAAGGTTTAGAAGAAGAAGCACAAAAAATGATTAAAACCCAACAAAACTTGAAAAATAATATGGAAGCATTAGAACCGATGTTGAAACAAGCCGAGAAATTTATGGCTCAATTTGAAAAAACAAAAAAATAAAATAATGCATTATTTTATATAAATGAGCTATAAACAACGAACCACCTTTACAATTTTTGGTTGGAACATTTTGAACATTGTCAACATTGTTCAAATGAAAAAGGCTACGTACAAATAAAATATTTTATTATATTAGATAATAAAATATGAAATGGCACCATAAATTATTAATTATTATTATTGGTCTCATATTAATCACTTTATTTGTGACGAAATATTTCGATGAACCTGTTCGAGAAGGTTTACCGCCTGATGATCAAATTCAAACTGCCACAGCATTAGCAGAAGTCGGTAGTGATATTGTAAAAAATATTAAGGATCAAATTTATCAAACGACCAAAGTCGTTACTGATAAAGCCGCAGATGTTGCAGAAATTGGTAGAGATGCAGGTTATGCTGCACAAGAAGGAGCACGTGATATTGGTATTGCTGGAGCTGAATCCGGTGACCGCAAGTTCAGTTTAGCCATGAATACCGCAGACCGTCAAGTCAAAGATGTTACCACAAAAGCGATGGATTTGAGTGCACGTTTATTAGCGAAACTGAGAGCCGCGTTTGAATGGGCTAAAACATTGAAGTTTTGGCTAATGGTAGTAGGTATACCTCTTTTATTAGGTGGTTATATTTGGGAAGTTATGAAGTGGTTAGGTCAGTTTTCACTTTGTACATATCAAATGCTCGCCAATTTCAATAGTTGTTTTTTCTATTTCTTTTTAGATATTGTTGGATATGTTCTCTATTTACCATTTTCAATCATGTTCTATTTATTTAGAAGTGGCATTGAGACTTATTATTCTGATTGTAAAAAGAAAGATTATCCACCTATTTATACTATAGAAAAAGATATGTGGGCAGCTATTTATTGGCTGGATTGTCAAATATACGACTTACTTGGATTCCACGTTTTCCATTATTCCGATGAAGTATTAGAACGTTGTTATAAATGTAAAATCGGTAAATTCCCACCATTTCCAAATTTGTTTAGCCCGAGTGGTTGGATGCAGGCAGTTCGTAAATACAATTTAATTAGTGTAGTATCTGGTATATAAACGTTTCATATTTATATATGCTTATTATATAAATATGCCTAAGAAATGTCCTCCTGGAGTCATATGTATCGAGAACATGAGTTTATTATTGATTCTTTTATTGTTATTTATCATTTTTTATTTGTTTTATAAACTCAACTCAACGCCAAATAGAGTCGTAAAAACCACCACAACCATTCAACCCGATTTTTTGCAAACTCGTTCCGGACGCCACGACGTATTTAACGACCCTTATGCTCCACCATTGAAAGATGATGGATTGTATTTTAGAAGCGACTCGAGTGATCTTCGCGGTCACCCTCCCATTCAAGTCCCCGTTAATATTGAAACACGTGGTTTAAGCACACAATACAGTCAAGTAGGAATTTTAACCAGTAACGATCATCAAAATTTGATTATTCCCCTCATGGGTCGCCGTCATATGAGCGGACGTGATAAATGGCAATATTATACCATTTCCAATAGTGGTTCTTTGAATACAAAATTACCTGTCAGCGTAAACGGAAAAAGCTGCACTTCCGAATATGGATGTGACCCCATCATGCAAAACGACGCCGTGTTTGTAGAAGGATATAAATCAACGTTCAATGCAACGGTTTATGAGAACAGTAGTTTTCAATATATTCCTTTGTAATGATTTTTAAATATATCGATAATTTATATGCAATCAATGGATTATTCAAAAGAAATACATTACAATTTTTATAATATTTTAGCGATTCAATCGAATTTATATAAAAAAAAACACTTTGTATTCGAAGGTCGCGAAAATGAACCAAATATGATTTTACTCGATGGACCAGATTATAAAAACTATATTTGTAAGAACTTGTATATTTTCGGCAGCCATCGCAGCGGCGTCGATGGAGAACTTTTAATCGAAACGCAATGTACCACCAATTACGACAAAAAAATATATTTGCGATTCTTTTTACATACCAATCGATTTGTTGATGTTACGCCAATAGATCGTCTTATGGAAAGTGACTCAAATATAGAAGTTACTTTGAACCCCGTTCTCCCTAATAATGCCGACTGTTTTTACAAAGACACTGAAAAAGGTGTGATTATTACATTCAAAACTCCCATTATGGTGAAATCCATGTTTCACAACTACGTTGCAAATCCAATTGAAGAAGCCGAGGCTGAACCAGAAGTCGTGACTTATTTCCGCGAGAACTTTGCGAATTTAAACCAATCTATTAAAGAGAATTTTTCCATGATTGGACCCAGCGGCGAACTCATTGAATGTTATGAAGGCGAAGGCGAAGAAGCCGCCATGGGAGAAGCTGTGAAAAAACAATATGATTCAAGCGTCGAGAATACTTTGGGATTGTATTCTGTGTTATTGTTTGTTATTGTAGTATTTATTATTTGGTATTTATTGAGAACCATCTATGAATTGGCACTCATGGGGTTTGATACATTGGGAGGTCTTCTTGGTATCACATGGGGTATTGAAACAAAGAAGAATTTCTTGAAATACTTTTTCTCGGTGATTATTATCGCTTATGCAACCTATTTAATGATTATTCGATTTGTTTATGGAGAAAAACTGACAACACAAAATACACTTGGTTCTGATGAATTCACTGAAGGAGCTAACACCATTGACCGCGTTGCCAAAACAACCGGTTCAGACCCCACTGTATTAATTATTTTGCTTTGCGTTGGTGCTGTTGGATTGTTACGGTATGTTGTTATACCCATGCTGGATTCAGATGGAACATTAGATCGACTTGCAGCCAAAAGTGCCGCGTGTCCTGGTGGAAACTGTCCTCCTTAATAATAAAAATTTGTTATAACATTTTTATTATTTATCGTTTCTATATTATGTGTTTTTCAAATGATTTATACTACAGGAAAACTTGGTTGCATGGCAATTCCGCAAATTCCAGGGTCATTTGTCGAGTCAGAACGTCCGATTTTGACATATCCGTCTTCTCCCCATGATGTTCCCCATGAGTTTTTCACCAACCAATATTTCACGCCATTTTCTTCGCCATATCCAACGGTCAACACTCCATGGTCCAATTTAGTTCCACATTTGGCAGAATCCAATACACCAGAGCTATACGATTGGAAATACATGGTATCGGCTTCAATGGCTACAGCCACGGGTTGTTGAAACACGGCTTGCTTCATCACTTGCTGATTATTGGGCTCAACATCAGAACAAGACGACAAAAAGACTTCGGGTTCACATGTATCATTACATGTACCGTCTTCCTTTGTCACTCCGGAAACATAAGGATAAGCAGCGTCGGAACATTGACCATTATTCATTACATACTTGAATGCACCGTCCATTTGACCACCGTTGCATCCATGGGAACCGTATTGAATTCCTTGAGCGCAATCTACGAGCTGTTGTTCGGAAAGATCCAACAAATCACCCTTGGAAATGGCCCAAGCACCTTCAATGGCACCAGTGGATGAAAATGTCCAACAAGAACCACATTGACCTTGGTCTTTGACGCTTGTTACAGCTCCGTTCTTTCTCCAATCAACGCGGTCTGGCAACCCAGATGAAGATTCGGAAAATCCGTTGCAATAAGAACCTAGTTTCAATAACCCATTTTTCTTTGAACGAAATTCTTCATTTGTCATGTCTGTAAATTGATTCATTCCTAAAGTGAAATTTTGAGTGAAATCCATATTATGTTGTTCGATAAATTTCATATTTTCTGCGAAAATTTCATACCTTTCTACGAACTCTTCAAATGAATTATATCTCTTTTGGAATCGTTCACGAAAGTCAGAAAAGCGTTCCCAGATAGGTTGTGCACCAACGAGAGTAAATAAAAATGCTAAACGGAAGAACATTATATATTAGTTCTAGATTTCATTTTATATTATTTATTAAATACATTTTTAATAAATGACCAAAAATTATGCAACTTGTAATGCATTGTGAACATCATCCAAAACAGGCTTGAATGTGCTTACTGCAATACTTTCATTATTCATTGGTGTAATTTGAGAAACAATATCTTCTTCCAAACTACGCTTTGATATAGGGTTCAAACGTTTCAAATGGTCGTCCTTGGCGGCTTGAGATATTTCAAATCGAACATGCTTTTCATTAGATTTCACGTAACTTCGTCTCATGATTTCATAGGCAACGAAAATAGAAACAATCGCCAAAATAGGGTGACTATGCAATACTAAATAAACAGTCACGATGAAAATGAGTAACATACCCAAACTGGAATTGATGAATGGTGCCATGTAATATGGTGTTTTCATAGGTAATACAATGTATATCAAAAACATAATAAGCACTACTACTTCTAAAAGTGATGTTTTCAATGTAATAAACTTTGCCATTATAATGTAGAACTAGATAATTATATCAAATACTTCTAAAAATTGATTGTTTTTTTGTTGTAAAAAGTATATGACATAATACACGATGAACGAGAAATATTCTACTATATTAGGTGATCTAGCATACATCATGCGCAAGAAAAAGGATTTTATGCGTGCCAAAGCATATGAAAATGCGCAAAACACTATTTTATCTATACGTCAAAAAATCGAGAGCCCTAAACAATTAATCGGACTTCCTGGAATCGGTAAATCCATTTACGAAAAATTGGAAACTTTCTCTAAAATGGGCTCTATAGATGTGCTCGACGAAAATAAAAGCTTGATTGAACGTCGCAACGCTTTTCGAGTATTTACCAATATTTACGGCGTTGGTGAAAAGAAGGCCGAAGAATTGATTGGTCAAAAAATATACACTTTGGCCGATTTGGAAAAGAAAAAAAATCAAGTTCTCAACGATAAACAAAAAATCGGATTGCAATATTATCATGATATTCTTCAACGAATTCCTCGAAATGAAATCGAAGCCTATCAACGGATTTTTCGACAACATTTTCCTAAAAAAGGATCCATGGAAATTGTCGGCAGTTACCGTCGCGGCGCCGAAACCTCGGGTGATATAGATGTTATTATGACATACGAGAACAATGACATTTATGTCGATTTTATCGACGCTTTAATAGAAAAAAAAATAATTGTCGAAGTGTTGTCTCGCGGGACTAAAAAATGTTTGGTTATTGCCAAACTACCCGGTGCGAAATATGCCCGTCGCGTGGATTTCTTGTATGCTCCCAAAGATGAATTTCCTTTTGCGATTTTGTATTTCACCGGATCGAAAGAATTCAATACGTCCATGAGAGAACGTGCTTTGCGCATGAATTATTCGCTAAATGAACACGGATTTTCGGTAATGCAAAGCCGAAAGAAAGGACCTTTATTAGAACAACATTTTCCAAATGAAAAAAGCATCTTTGACTTTTTGAAAATGAAATACAAAGCGCCACATGAACGCATCGACGGTGCGGTTGAAGATAAATAATTTGTATTGTGAATATATATGTCATCCAAAAGTAGCGATAAAGAGCGTGCTCAAGGAAAATCTACACAAAAATCATATAAACCTAAAAAATCTTTTTCTATTACAATGAAGAAAACTGCGAAAAAATCCCCATCCAGAAGCGCACGCGAGAACATTGACCTTTTTATTAAAAATGGTATTCACTATTTAGATGATTTGAAACAAAAAGAATTGACGGCTATGATTCAAACCGCCAATGAAGCCTTTCATGAAAAAGGAGAACCTATTATGG